TCCGATACGGCTGTTGGGGTCATAGTCTCCTTCAATCTCAGCCTTGACTGGAGTTCCAGCAACGCTGTCCCACACAATACAGACCAGCTTATCAGGAGCCTTCTCTCTGATGAGACCGATGAGGCGTTCAATAGTTTCAAACACCTCCTCAATCGTGCCAGGTTGAACATACATAAAGTTGTTCTTTGTATCAAGCCCTAGCTGTTCCATAAAATCTGGGGAGGCTGCGTTCTCTGTGTCAATATAAACAGCAACGCCTCCCATCTTTTGTGTGTTCGCTAGAATCTGAGTCACAACAAGACTCTTGCCACTAGCAGACTCACCAGCAATCGTGGTAAGTTTGCCAACAGGGATCCCGCCGTCTCTGCGGTTGGAAATAATATAATCCAAAAGCGTTGAGCCGGTTGAAATCCAAGTCTTTACATCCGTGGGGTTGTCCCCGTGTAAATCATACGCAATATTTTCTTTAGCTGCCTTGTTTAATTCGTTGCGCAAATCATTTACAAGGCTAGCTTGAGCCGCTTTAGCCATTTAAACTCCATTTCCATAGGGAGGGGCACCTGTAACCCCGTGCCCCCCTGCGGGTGCTGGTCAACTATGACAGCAAATCGTTAAACGCTGACTCAATGTCCTGAACACCTTCGATGCCCGTATCCTTTTGGGCTGGGGTGTTATTGCTATAACGAGTAGACTCCGAGGTAGTTGTAGTCTCGGTGTCGGACTCGCCCAAGGTATCATTAAGAACCTTTTGGCAAGCGTCGTAAGTAGCGACATCAAAAACATCCGCAGCGGGTTTGATAGTTTCAAGAAGAGTGTTGACTTCTTCTTCGGTCTTCGCCAAGGGTGAGGTGCGGCGCATAGGGCGCACATCAGTCGTTGGGAATGATTGACCCGACTTCTTGCCGTAGTCAATGCGAATGTCCGTACCCTTTTCGGTATCGGTAATGTCCCCGTACTCGGGGTCAAGAACTACATCAAGTAGTGCTTGGTAGGTGGTGCGGGAAAAGCCCCACCAGCGAACGCCTTTGTCCTCTTCGCCACGGACGACGATGGGAGCGAACACTCGCATCTTAGGCCAGAAGCGTTTTGCTGCTTCCTTAGAGCCGTCAGTGCCTTCGTTCCAAAGACTAGTTCCCCACTCTGCAATGGGATCGGGATCGCCATTAGTGCGTGGGCTGAGGACAGTAGTCTTACCTTCGGCACCCATGCCGTAGTGGTAATATGCCTCAAAGAATGGATCGCCGTTTGGCGGGCACACTAGTCGCAACTGGTGCGTGCCCTCGTCTGGCTTCCAAAAGTTTTCTGAGGAGTCGCCTCCTCTGGTCGTAAGAGCAGCGTGCTTTGCTCTCATCTTGCTCAAGTCAATACCCATTGTATTTCTCCTTTACTGGTTAGTTGACCGTGTATCTACTATACCACATCGGGAGAGGGTGTAAAGCTTTTAAAATGTTTTTATTAAATGTCCCTGCCTTCGTTGGCACCCGACAAAGCTTTTTCTACCCTTAGTTTATAAAGGTCAACGTTCGGTACCACGAGCTTGCGATCAGACTCTAATAAGTGAAAGACCGTCTTTGTGGGAGTCTGACGAACGATGCGGGCTTTTTTGTTTCCAGCGATCCAGACTAAATCATCTACATCGAAATCAGAGCCGAACATAAATTTAAGTCCAGCAGCGAAATTGGTTACAAAATCTCTGAACATAAAAGTTAAGAAAGCAACAATAAATAACATCCCGTAGCCACCCACAAGATGTTCTGCTAATTTAACTAATTCTTCTGCTAGCCCTTCGTGTGTCATATCCATTCTCCCTGATTTTGTCTAGTAACAATATAGAACAATAAACTGGGAAGTAAAGCAATGCTACAAGGGCACTAAAATATTTATCCGACATCTATTCTTCGGGTTCTTCACTTGTCTCGACCTTAAACACTCTCAAGACTTCCACCGGGTGTGTTTTTAATTCTGAGCCCGTCAATAACATTACTGAGTTTCTGTATTGTTCCCAGTCAAGCTTTAAATGTTTCCCTGTTTCACCATTATTATCTTTGGCCACCGCAGCGTTTAAGGCGTTTATTGTATATAAAGTATTTGTGTTCTTTTTTCTGTGAACACGCATCGTAAACAATCGTGTATTTAATGGTTTCCCTTTTTCTATGAGGGCGTTGTATGTTATAATCTTTTTCTCGGGCGCATCAGTAATCTTCAACAGAAATATCATATTGTTGGAAAGGTAGAAAGTATTAGCTATGTTTTCTACTTCTGTTAGGATATCTTCTTCAGAATCTGATGTGATGAAAGAGGCCAATAATATTCCTCTTGAGTTTGTTTTGTTCATTTTTTATACTATTCCCAATTCCTACTACAATAACTATAATAGTTAGCTGCTTATATAAGTAGGTTGAGAAATGCGATTTGACGGGTGGTCTATGCCTTTAGTTTTGAATCTTACTGGCATGGAACGAACACAGTACTATAGTTCTCTCAAGATCCGTGGCGTGAACTGAAAAGCCCGTATCTACTCCTTCTTTTGAGAAGTTTTTCATTTGCGTTTTAATTTTTCTCATCAATTCGTTGTCCGTAGCCAGCATTTCATCAGGAATGCCAAAATAAAAGTGTGCATTTTTCTCTTCTTCTATCGGATAAAGAAAACGAATTTCCGCTTGTTTGTCTAATGAAGTAACTCCAAAAGTTGATATTCTTGCTATATTCACTGGTTCATTTCGGCTCTCAAGTACAGATCCTGAATTGTCAAAGTACTTTGTCATAGCTATCATATATGCTATGAAATGATAAACGCTCTTTTCATACTCTGCAATAGACACATCCCCAATCAACTCTTCTACCTTTGTTCGATTGAAAATATACATCCTCTTGAAAAGACCGCTGCGAGCGTATTCCTGCAAAATATTAAAAACTATTTTACTATCTCTCATTTGTACCAAAGAACTAACATCTGGGTCCGGGCATACATATAGGATGCTTATTCTTGTGTTCTTTATCTTCTCCAGAAGACTTAGGATCACTCCTGATACTGGATCCCCACCCTCAACAACAAACAAAACTTCATCAGTTGGCTTGATCGTCTCTAGATAAGCTTCTGCGTCAATTGAATCAAACTTCTCTTCATAGTCTTGAATACTCTCTTGCTTTTCAATTACTAAGTGAGTGTGAAAGTTACCTCGTGATTCTAAATCTGTGCCAATTTTATACACACGGTACTCTGGGTATTCTTCAAACTCTGTGGCGATACCACAGCCGACTTTTCCTAAGCCAATAATTTTATTCTTCATAGTGTTTTAAATTCCCCAAGGAATTACCCATACTAGTATTTATCTTGAACACACCAAATTTTGTTGAACTCATCAAAGCTTTTATAGATGGAACAAGATGAGAGTCTTCATCGGATAAATCTATAACCACAGAATCGTGAATAATACAAGAGATAAATGATTTTTTTGCCCTAGTCCTCAATAGGTAGTCAACCTTAAGAGCTTGTAACAAAGTGAGTTCAGCAGTTGTAGATTGAACAATATAATTCAGTGCGTGATGTCTGTCAACATCATTTATAACTTTACCCAAAGATGTTGTTACTGTTGTCCCATCCCAGAATTGATTGACAACATTTTCTTTATCATAGAAGCTCTTGAGTACATCGCCCTCTTTGCTATTGTTGATTGATTTGGCCCCATATAGCCACGCAAAAAAAGATGTCTTACTCTGTTCTCTGGTTAATGATCCAGAGAAAACCTCATCCCGGTGAAAGTTATGAACATCTTGGTCAGGCTGTTGTTTTCCCAGTAACCCAAGAAGAACACGAGCCTCGGCCCCGTTGAAGTCGATCTCCAGAAAACGGTCATTGACCGGCTCTATAATTGATCTATAGTCTTTCTTCAGCGTTAGGATTGGAAAAGACTTCTTAGCTGTGCTTAATCTTCCAGTCTTTGTACCAAACTGATTATAAGTTATAAACCTGCTCCCTGTAGAAATGTCTTTTAGAATATTATTCTCTGGGTAGGATTTCAACTTCTTAAGATTTATGTTTAGCCTTCTATTTGATATATCTTCTAGCATTTGGCACACCTTAAGAAGATAGTCATATCTTTGTGGCCTGTCAATGTTTTTTATGATGTAATCTGTAATATCGTTCTTGACTTCACAAAAGTCAACCAGGAATCGTTGTGGAACCAAATCAAAAAAACAATTCTCAAACTGATTTACTTTTGATATTTGCAGTGACCTGTGGAACGCACGGATCTTGTCCGACGTATCCTCCCAGTCATCTTTCAAATATTCTGGGATAGCATCCTGTATGTCCTGTCCCTGAAGGTACAGACTAGCATACTCTATGTCTTCTATATCTCGTAAGTACGAAGAGTATTTCCACGTCCTAGAGATCTGTTCAGGAAAATCCACTAAGTCAAATATTAATTGCCCGTCGCAATAAATCCCGACGCACTCTGACTTATCATCTAAAGTTTGAAATAACAAGTTTTACTCTTTTTCTATACTCTATTTATATCGCCAACTGTGTCAAGCGTTAAGGAAGAGGCTGTAATTGGTTCAAGGATATCTTGCTGTAGATACTTTAACGCCAGCAGATATTTTCTATCGGTGTTACCACTAACAAAATTATAAACGTTTATCAGTTCTTTAAGGTTTTTCTTGACAAACTTGTTTGAGTGTTTCATCTTTCTCTCAATTCTTCGAAGAAGATAGTAGCACTTTAAATTCCATTTGTCACCATAGGCTCCATTTTGCTTAAACTTATTATACGACATTACTTGACGATTGATAAGCTCAACACGAGACTTGAGGCATATTCCAGTGTCGTCTGGGATGAGAACACTTACATTAGGCTGACGGTTTACTAGGGAATTGTAGAAGTCTAAGAAATAAACTTTGATGATATCCATATCAGTGCGCCAGACCTCTGTGTGTGCTGTTGAATAAAATACTTTGAAAGTTGTTTCGGCATCCTCAACACCGGCTAAGGATTCTCGATATTCATTATATCCCACAGCGTGTCTAACAATATCTTCTAGTCCCGGTATTGCCGAGTAACCAAATGGGTCTATAACAGGAAAATCATCTGGGATCAAGGGGTTGTCGCAGTCATCTGTATCGTTTTGGTTCCCTAAATCAAAGCTCTCTATTTCAACGCCCCTCATATATTCTTTCATAGCCGGAGATGAAAGATCTGCAACAAATCTCCAAGGCGCATTTTGATCAATACCAAATCCGTAATAAGTTGCAATAGAAGAAACAAGATCAAAGTTCTCATCCAACATATACTTTTCAGATTTTGTAAAATCAATATTGTGATCATCTTCGCTTGTGCTTATCACCAAACCACTATTTAGTGGAGAACAAAACGTGCTTTCAATAAACCCAGATACAGTTATGGGACCTACCACTTTGGTGTACTCATTAACAAAATTAGTAAATATTTTTAAAAATGAATCCACATCCCTTATTCTTTTGTTCTCTAGATCGAAGGTCCCAAGGTAAGATTCTGTGAATAGAGGGTAAACTGTATCAATCATATACCTATGATAATCAGCAGTCACACTCCTAAAGGCCTTCTTGGCTATAAGATTGGCATAAGGTCCGTCTGGATCCAATATCCCCTTTTCTGCTAGTTCTTGCAACTTGTCAACAAAGTCTCGCCAGGCGTCAGCTACAAAGTTTATGGCAAACAAAGGCTCTTTTGAATCAGAGTGTCTGAGTTGCTTTAGATATGTTTCATTTACTATACTAGCATTTCCCACAACATTTATTCGTCCAAGATAAGTGTCTTTTCCCCAAAAGTCAAACGGGCGCTTTGGACCTATAAGGCGAACAATATCGTGTGAGTATTTTCTTCTTTGCTCATGGGTCCTGTTAGAGTTTGAGTCGTCAGTCGCAATAGAGAAAAGATATGGCTCATTGGTTATTGCTGGTTTTGGTCTTTGTGCCATCTTTTTTTATCCCGCTGCTCCAGGCGACTGGAGGAACATACAAGTTAACCTTGTCTCATAAGTAGAGGCATTTATGGTGTTTTCAGATTTTACCACCATATAATATCCGCCAATCCCCAGTTTTTTGGACACCAAATTACCAAGAGCAAAACCAGCATCAATATAAATAACGCTGCCATTCCTGAAAAAAGTGTTGCCAACCATTGTTAGTTCAACGTCTTGTGGCAGGACCAATGCTGACCCAGCGTTATTGTTTTCTATGTTTATAGCCCTAAGTTGAGGCATTTTCTTTTCCGAAAAAGAAAAAGTCTTTACCAGTCCCCTGTCACTACCCAGGGTTAAATGATAGATGCCTTTAGCCTGATCTTGGGCCTTGTTGCCTACAAGGCTTTTATTTGTACCAGATTGTTTCACAGTGCAGAAAACCGGAAAGTAAGTAGTCGTGGGTGAATTTACAGGCGCAGCCCCAACAATGGAATTGACCATTTCGTCAATAGCGTCGAAAGTCACACGTCCATGATTTGATTTACTGCGCAAATTAACTTTCTCATCTCTCGGGTAAGCAATGGAAGTCATAGAAAAATTAACACCAACCGTTCTGTTAGAATTTTTAAACGCCTCGTTTATTAAAGGAGCAACCATATTGTTCAAAAGCTTGTTTGTAAAATCTCTTAAGCTTATCTTGTTTGGAGGTGGGTTGCCGCCCAAAAAATTATCAAGAAACCATTGTCCGAACCAATCGACACTGATTGGTATATCGGCAACAGAAAAAATCATATTCTTCTTTTTGGAACCTATGATACCTGCATCATATCCACTAAAACCACCCAAAAGGATGTTGCCGTCCAAGGACTCCAGTATTTCGTGTCTTTTGTCCAAGGCACCCGCCGCAATATCTAGAAGATCTCCAACGGTGAAGAATAAAACCTCTAGTCCTTTATGAGTCTGTCCAGACTTTTCAGTGGACTCAGGGTCTAAAACACCCTCTTTGTCTTCATCTACTCCTGCTTCTTTTTTGGACAGGTTTTTCATCGCTTTATCAAACTGCTTTTTTTTGCTGGATCTCTGATTAGTTGTGGACTGACCGACAATCAATTGACCGCCGGCCCCTGCTGCTGCTGATTCAACAGAGTTTGCTTTCAATATACTTGGTCGAATTCTTGCAGTCTTGATCTTGCCAGAATTTAAAAGTGCGCCCATAAATTGAGAATACTTGAGTGATGCCAGCCTTTTTTCTAAGATTGATTCAGCCTGGCGGACAGCTTCCAGTCCATCATCTATCGCTTCAAAAAGTTTTTCATGTTTGCTATTAGATGCATCATTATTTTCTTTTAAATATTGACGCAACATCAAGAGTGTTTTTTGTTCGTATTGTAAGGCACCAAGGTTTGTTAAAAAAGAATCATTTACAAATGTTACTTCATCTCTAACTGGCGCACTGTGGAGAGATTTGGCTAAACTGCCCATCAGTTGTTTGTTGGCAAACGTAACAGAGCCTTTATCCTTCTGTCCCTCTTTATATCCAAAAGCAGAATCCTTAAAGGATGTGCCCTCTGCCTGGCTTGGGGCTCGTATCCCGAGCCCAGTTTCGTATCTTAAGGCTCTGGGGACTGTCTTAGTAGTGTTTGACTCATGAGTTCTACTAAAGATATTAGTTTTTTCTGGGTCGGATAAAACACTATCAAGCGAACCAACATAATCGATGGTAAGTCCTACTTGCCCCTGTTGTCCAAAGTTTAATTTATATTGAGTTAGGTTAAGAAGAATTATTTTCTGTGTAGCTTCCACAGCATCATAGAATTCCTTTGTTTGCGTCGCAGTCATTCCAGCAAAAACATCAGTTGGTAATTCGTTGCCGTCTTTGTCGTTGTTCTTCTTAGGCTTTCGCTCAGGCTTAGACCAGCCAATTCTTACCTTTATTTGTCGGAATTCTTTTTGATCTTCTTTAGAATACTTATTTCTAAAAGCAGATACGGCAGCATGCTGCATCTTATCAAATCTTGTCAGGATTTCCTTTAGACTTTGTGAAGATTCTTTATCCTTAACTCCTTCTTCCGCAGTATTTCTGTTAAATATGAATCGCAAATATTTATCGTTTAAAAGATCTAGAATAGAGCCAAAATGCAATGTCAAAGTAGCTTTGAGTGTTTTGTTTCCCTCGTGCTTGTTGTCAAACATCCAAGTAAACTCTTTGACACCAACGTCGTCTGCGTCATTGGTAGTTTTTTTAAGTATCTTATTAAAGTCTTCAGAGTCCTTGATGAGGTGCCTATTTTTAGAAAGGAATTTTATTCTTTCTCCGGAACTATGGTCGCTAAAATTAATAGGCTCGCTTTTTAGTGTCTTTTTTTCACTATCCTGAAGAACATAAAAGAACTCTATGTTGGGGACCAAGACACTAAGCTGGGCTGGGGTGGCTTCCAAGAACTTGCTTATGATTGGAGGATTTGACATTCTAGAAACAAGTGTAGCCGCATTAACACTGTCAGCACCCGTGAAAATAGTTTGTGTAGCCAACACATTATCTAATTTAAACTTAGAAGGTGCCCGGTCAACACTTCGAGCAACATCTGGCATACCACCCAACAAGAAGGCTTGGGTATTTGCCTGTCTTAGAGCAATTGTATCTTCTGCTGTTGGCTCGGCTTTTTCTTCTGATGTTCCCATTAAATATCACCGTTCTGTTTTTGGAAAAACTCTATCACCTGCCTATAATCTAAAGGTATATAAAACACATCCCCAATTTTAAAATGAGCCTCAGTTGGTTTTTGATTAAACCAGGCTATAATCCACCACAATGAAGGATCCCCATAATACTCAAAAGCTAAATTATAAAGTTTAGAAGTAGCTGTCCAATTTAAAGTAGACAAATTCATAGCTTGGCGTTCAGCCGGAGTGGGATAATAAAACCTAGCAGTATCATACTGTATCAGTTGCTTAATATCTCGCTTGTCGAAGAAAGACTCTTGATATGACATATCGTCATTCACAATAAGCTGTCTTCCGTTATATCTCCTACCTGCCATTTCTTAGATTCTCCATTAATTCTGAGACGTTATCTGTCCAGCGGTTTGATTTGGGTCACTTGAATTTGTGGTAGCTGGCGCTGTTACGTTTGCCGATCCAGGATTATTTAGTGAGGGAACTGGTTGGTCTGTCCTATAGGGATAACCGCCCGTTGACTGACGCAAAACTGGATCTCCCTCTTTGCCTGACGTCCAGCCCATAGCTTGTTCGTGGAGAACATTAAGTTCAAAATTTAAAGTGACAGTCTTGGGATAGACGGCAGGAGCTTTTGCTTCAACCCCCTGAGTGTCAAAGACCGTTCCGTCGTTCGCTGTGTATTCTCCCAATCCCTGACCACGCTGCTGGAACACTCCGTCATCGGAACGAACATCAACTGTAAAGCCGTTTATATACCCCAAAAGACCAAGATCAGGATTAGCTGCGTTATGAATTAGATTAAGAAATTTCACTCGCACCAAAGGCGACATATTCAACACGTTGCCTGCTCCGGAAGTTGAATAACTAGGATACATAAAAGTCATTAAGGTATTTATAACATCCATGTTTTCTTTAGCTTGTCTAAAAGAATTGGCTGGAACGTTCCAGGACATAGCGATTGCACGACTCGTATTCTGATAAACAGCAATCGGATCCATTCGCCCGTAGACAGTCTCAGCGTTCCAGTTTTGGGTGTATGCATCACTAAAATTTTCAAGGTAAGCCGGGAAGTTAACCTTGTATCCCGTGGGGACGTGCTCTATCTCGAGCTTAAAACCTTCGTTATACAAATTCCTTTCGCCAGAGATATTTTCTCCGTTTAATGCTTCCTGTGAACTTATGCCGTCTGTTAAACTTTTTG